AAACGAGTACCTGGCGGGCGAACTCTACAAGCTGGCCGGCATGGAAGTGCCCGACTTGACCCTGATGCAATGGGGCGACGGACGCACCGCCATTGCCAGCAAGTGGATGGACGGCCTGAAGGGTTTTGGCAAGACGGCACCCACCAAGAGTCAGACGGTCAAATTCCATGAAGGCTTTGGCGTGGACGCCTGGCTGGCCAACTGGGACGTGGTGGGCGCCGAATACGACAACATTGCCCTGACGGCAGCCGGCAAAGCCTTTCGCCTGGATGCCGGCGGCGCCCTGCTGTTCCGTGCCCAAGGCGGCGCCAAGGGCAGCAACGGCACCGCACCCTTCGGCAATGTCGTGGTGGAGCTGGAAACCATGCGCGACCCGAAATTCCATCAGGTGTTCCGGGTGTTCGGCAATGTCAGTACCACCGCCCTGTTCAAGGGCTTCAAGAAGGTGGTCAGCATCAACGATGCCGCCATCGAGCAGGTCATTAAGAAGGCGGGCATCAAAGGCGCCCAGGCCCAGGAGCTGGCGGCCACCTTGAAGGCCCGCAGGCAATACATTTCCGATGTGTTTGACAAGCTCTACAAGGAAAGCCGCAGCAAGGCCAAGTCCACCGCCACCAAGGCCGAGAAGGTGGAAGGCTGGTGGATGCAGGCGCTGACCGAGCAGGACCGGGAGCACATTCGCAAGCACGCCCATTTCAGGGAGTACGAAGCCCGCGACGAAGTGCGCATGTTGATGGGCAAGGGCCTGTCCCGCGAGGAAGCGGCGGCCATTGTCATGTATACCAACGGCACCTATCGCCAATGGAATGAGCTGCTGCGCGAACACGGCGAGGGCGTCAAGAGCCGCGCCCAGTATGCCGCCCTGACCAAGGCCGCCCGTGCCGCCCTGACCAAGCTGCGCTCCGAATACGGCTACCAGGGCGAGGTGGGGCGCAAGGTGCGCTTGTCTGGCAACGACTTTAGTGGTTTTATCAACAAGTGGCAGCCGGGCACGGTGCAAACCGCCTGGGATTTGTGGTCCACCAGTACCGACCCAACGGTTTGGAGCGGCAACATTCTGCTGTGCATCAAATCCAAAAGCGGAGTTAAAATCAAGGACTTCTCCCTTTACAAGCGGGAGGCCGAGGTGTTGATGGGGCCGCATACCAAATACCGCGTGCTGGAAGTGCGTGATAACTACTACTGGAGCGAAGCCGGGGAAACCTTCGACAAGGCGCTCTGGCTGGAAGAAGTGGAGGACTGATGTTTCTGGATGTGCCCGGTCTGATTCTGCCCCGCGTGTTCGTTGTTCATTCTGTCACCGAAGCGCCTTTGGCCGATGGGGTCTGGGGTGCGGAGAAACCGGACCACCTGGTGCCCCTGGGCAAGTGCCTGTGGCCCCAGGCCGTCAAGGACAAGGTGGCCCGCATCTACGCCAAGGTGGGCCTGCAAGACCCTCTGCGCCAGAAGTTGGTGGAGCCGCACGCCATTGTCTTTGGCGGGCGGGCGGTGGAAGGCGCCAGCGACCTCAGTGACGTGAACTGGGACAAGCTGGTGGACTACTTCACCTGGGAAGCCGCCGCCCTGTCCGGTGACGACAAGCAGGCTGCCGCCATGCAGGCGCGGGCCAAGGCCAAATACGGCGGTCAGTTCTGGCACTACGATGTTTATGAGGACTACACCGAAAGGAAGTAGCCAATGCGCTATCCTCACAAAATTACCTTGCAATTCAATACCTTCAACGAGTTCGGGGAAGAAGTGGAATTCTCCACCACCTCCCTGGACTGTGCCGTGACCGAACAGCGGCGGGGCCAAGGCGGCGCCCCGGTCAAGGTCCGCCTCTACGACCTGCAAGTGCTTATTCCCGCCAAGTGCGCCCAGGCATATAAGGAAGTGCTTACTGACGACACCACCCGCTACCTGTTCGACGGCGCCACCTACCGCCCCGTGCTGGTATCGGCCATTCGGGACATGGCGGGGCGCACCCGGCATTACCAGGTGGAATTGCGCGAGGTGTCCTGATGGAGCTGAAGCTGGACATGGCGGTTTTTTCCAAGAGTGTCAGCGAGCTGGTCAAGAAAGCCGAGGAACTGGCCGGTGACAAGGTGCATGAGGCCGGCCTGGAAATCGTCACTACCCTGACGGACAAGACCCTGGCCGAAAGTGTCAAGCGGGCGCCCATTGACGAGGGAATGCTCCAGGCCAGCCATGAGCGCACCATCGAGGATGGCGGCACCTTCGGCACCATCGAGGGCGCCGTGTTCATCCCCGCCAACAGCCCGGCCAGCGACTATGCCCTCTACATGCACGAAGGCCATTACAAGCTGGGGCCGGCCAGCGCCCGAAAGCAGGCCACCCAGAAAGAAATCGTTGGGCGCAAATACCTGGAGCGGGCTTTGAATGACAACATCAACCGCTTCCGGGTCTACATCCTGCGCCGTTTGCGAAAGGTGTTTGAGTCATGATTAGCGCCGCGATTGTCAACGTCCTGCATGGCCGCCATGGCCTGACCAAGGGCAAAAACCTGTTTGCCGAGCAGGGCCAAGGCAAGCAATGCGTGGTTATCAGCGCCACCGCCGATTTGGGCGACGTGGAATTGAACTTCCTGCACGAAGGCCATATCCAGGTGTACGTCCAGGGTTATCGCGTATCCCAGGGTAGCCTGTTGGCCTGGGACGTAACCAGCGACATCCTGGCCATGCTGGGCACCTATGCCAACAACGGCCTGGCCTACGAGATAACCGGCGTCAGCGTGCGCAACTGGCCGGCCCTCATTCAAGACCCGGATGGCCCGGCTTTTTCGGGTAACCTCACCATTCATTTCAAAACCACCCGCATCCCTTAATAGGAGGACTTCATGGGTAATGCAGCCAATGTGAAAATGGGCGTCTGCAACGTCTCTTTTGGCGGCAGCGACTTGGGCTACACCAAGGGCTACGTCAAGCTCAACTACACCATCGAAACCACGGAAAAGACCGTGGACCAGGAAGATGCCCCGATTGACGAAATTCTCACTTCGCAGAAGTTCGAGGTCAAGGTGCCCCTGGCCGAACAGGACCTGGCCCGCCTCAAAGACCTGCTGCCCGGCAGCACCCTGGTCACGGACGGCACCAAAAAGAAACTGACTCTTTCCGGGGCTGCCGGCACCAGCCTGATTGCCCTGGCCAAGGAGTTGGTTGTGGCCCCGGTCGGCGGTGACGCCAACGATGCCGTCACCCTGCACCATGCCGTGCCGGTGCCCAGCATCGACTTCGCCTACGAAAAGGACAACGTGCGGGTCTTTGAAGTCACCTTCAAGGCCATGAAGGGCGCCAACGGCTTCGTCACCTTCGGCGACAAGACCGCTACCGGCGTTTAATCCATTTACCCTGCAAGGCCCCGCCCCGGCGGGGCCTGACCTGGAGAACCTGCCATGAAAATTTTGAATATCGACAAATTCCGCTCCGTTCACGCCATTACCATCGGGGATGCCACCTATCAGGTGCGAGCCATGACGGTGGGCGAATTCATCAACAGCCCCTATGCCGACAACATCGAAAAGGCCACCGACCTGCGTGCCCAGGTGAACATCATGGTGCAGGCCGTGGCCGACATGAGCGACATCCCCAAAGACGTGCTTCTCAGTCTGGATTTTCAGGCGCTCAACGCCCTTGTGATGCTCACCCAGGGCAAGGTGCCCATGGAGCCGGAAAGCGGCTCTGAAGGCGAGGACGGCGCAAAAAAGTCCTAATCCGCGCCCTGGACGTGGGCTACCTGCTGGCGGACGTGATGCACTTTTACGGGACGGGCTTGGCCGAGTTGATGGCCATGCCCGTTTCTGCGTTCTGGGAGCTGTCCCGCAACGCCGACCGCATCCGTGCCCGGCAAGACAGGCGCCAATTCAACCTGTTGGGCGCCCTGTTCAGCGAGCCGCGGGAGTTTGTGGAGCACCTGGATAAAACGATGGGGCAGGTGGTGGACGGCGAGGAAGAACCGGAATTGGACCGCGCCGCCCTGGGCCGCCTGAAACAACTTTTTGAAAGGGCAAATGAAACGTGAACATCGGTGAATTGATTGCCAAGATAAAGCTGGACCCTTCGGGCATCCAGAGCGGCCTGAACGCCGCCGAAAAGGCAGTCGGCAACTTTGCCAAGGGCTTTGACCGCCACCTTCATGGCGCCTTCCAGAAGGGCTTTCAGGGTCTCAAGCTGTTCAAGTCGGGCGTGGTGGAACTCAACCAGGCCGTGGAACTGGGCAAGAACATCTGGCGCGGCATGACGGCGATTGCCAGCGCCACCGCCGGCAGCTTCGTGGAGGCCGCCAGCACCGCCGAAGGCTACCGGGTGCGCCTCAACACCCTGCTGGGGTCCGTCAGCGAAGGCAATCGCATGTTCAAGGACATGGCGGTGTTCGCGGCCAGGGTGCCCTACGAGTACGAAAAGGTCATGGGAGCTGCCACTTCCCTGGCAGGTGTCATGCGTGGCGGGGTCGATGAAGTCAACCAGTGGATGCCCATGATTGCCGACCTGGCCGCCGCCACCGGCTTGAGCATCGAGGAAGCCACCGGCCAGGTCATTCGCATGTATTCGGCGGGCGCCGCCAGCGCCGACCTGTTCCGGGAGCGGGGCGTGCTGGCCATGCTGGGCTTTCAGTCGGGCGTCACCTACTCTGCCGAAGAAACCCGCAAAACGCTCATAAAGGCGTATGAAGACCCGGCCAGCAAGTTCCGGGGCGTCACCGAGGAACTGGCCAAAACCTGGGACGGCCAGGTGTCCATGATGAAGGACAAATGGTTTCTGTTCCGGTACGAGGTCATGGATACCGGCCCCTTCCAAGCGGTCAAGGACATCCTGCGCGACATCAACACCCATCTGGACCAGATGGCCAAAAGCGGCGAACTGAAGAAGCTGGCCCGCCAGGTGGGCGACATGGCCCTGGACGTGCTGGACTTGGGCATCAGCGCCGGCAAATTGCTGTTCAACACCTTTGTGGGCGCCTACGAAATCGTCCTGCTTATCAAGGCCGCCTGGCACGACATCAACGCCTGGAAAAACGAAGCCCGCGACAACCCCATTATCCGGTTTTTCCGTGCCGGCATGTCGGGCGCCCAGCACGGCGCCAATGAGGACTATGTGGGCCAGGCCAAGAACCACCGGGAAGAATCGGCCAAGGCCATGGAAGCCTTCTGGCGTGCCCAGGGCCTGTTTGACAAGGGCATGGCCGGCATGAGCGGCATTCAGGGGCGCCTCCAGAACTACCGCAATCGCCCGGAAAAGACCGAGGAAGAAGGCGCACCCCGCGCCGGCACTCTGGGCAACCAAGGCGCCCAGGAGAAGAACAAGGAAGCCGAGGCCGCCGCCAAGAAGGCCGCCCGCGAGCTGGAAAGCGCCACCGAGCGCCTGGTGGACAAGCTGCGCCAGGCCAAGTTCGACAAGGACACCCTGGGCTTCACCGAGCTACAACGGGGCCTGGCCGAGGTGGACGCCGAATTTGACCAGATTATCGCCAAGCAACCCACCCTGGCCAGGCAGGCCGGCGAATGGCGCGACATCGCCAAGGACGTGCTGAAGCAACAGCACAACCTGGAGGGCGCCAAGGAAATCAACGCCCTGATTAAAACGGCGGACGCCGAAGCGGCCACCATCGGCCTGGAGGATTATCAGCGCCAACTGGTGGAAATCGAGCAGCAATACCAGGACCTGGCGACGAAGTACCCGGATTTGGGCGGGAAGGCCAGGGAATGGGCCGACAAAGCCAAGGCCAACGCCCAGGCCGCCCGTGTGGCCGCCGCCAAGAAGGACGTGGAAGGGCTGATTAAGGACGAGCAATTCACCAACGCCACCAGGGGCATGGACGAATACCAAACCCGACTGGCCGAAATCGCCCGTGCCTATCAGGACATCATCGACAAAAACCCCGGCCTGCAAGAACTGGCGCAAACCTGGCGCACCCTGGCCGAGGGCAATGTCATGAGTGAAAAGACCGCTGCCGAGGAAAAGGAGCGCATCAGCGGCATCGCCGGCCACATTCAGGATACGCTGGGTGCCATGCAAGGACCGCTCACGGAGTTTTTGACCACCTTCGCCCAGACCGGAAAGTTCGCCATTGGCGAACTGGTTAAGGGGTTGCTCAAGCAGCTTCAAGTCGTCGCCGCCGCCAAAACCGCCGAGCTGCTTATGACGGCAGCCTTTGAGGGCATCATGGCAGTTGTTGACTACAACAACGCCGCCAAGCACTCTGCGGCGGCCATGTTGGCCCTCAAGGGCGCCGCCGTCATGGGGTCTTTCGTGTTGGGCAGTGGCCTGGCCGGCATGGCCCACTCCGGCATGACCAGCATCCCGGAGGACGGCACCTGGCTGCTGCAAAAGGGCGAACGTGTCGTGGACCAGAACACCAACCGCGACCTGAAGGAGTTTTTGAAGCAGGGCGGTGCCGGCAACCAGGTCAGCATGGTGGTCAACATCCAGGGCGGCGACGAGCAAAGCGTGATGAAAGCCCTGCCGAAGCTGAAACAGACCATCGAGGAAGTGGTCAACGCCAACATCGCCAACAATGGCAGCATTCGCCACACCATCAAAAACTACGCCGTCTGAGGATGGCGTTCATTGCGAAGCCCCGGCCACCCAGCCGGGGCTTTGTTTTGCCGCGAGGACGACATGGCCGACACCTACCCGCTGGTGCCCAACCGCATCACCAATATCAAACCGGAATTCAAGACCACAATCGTCAAGTTTGAGGGCGGCTACGAACAGCGTTTTTCCAATCACGGCAAGCCCCGGCGCACCTTCAGGTTGGAGCACCAACTGTTGCGACAGGATACGGAAGTCCCTGTTTTGGAAGCGTTTTTCTTCAAGCAACGGGGCGCCTTCGGACGCTTCTACCTGGTCAACCACATCGACGGGCAGACTTACACGGTGCGCTTCAAGGAGGACGGACTTCAGATTGATTATGTCAATGCCAAGTTCGCCAATGTGACCGTGGAGGTGGTGGAATGCTGAATCTGAACGAGGCCACCACCCGGCTGCTGGCCGGCCCGGAAGTCACCACTCTGTACCTGTATGACATCTTCTACCAGGGCACGGACAGCGAACCCCTGCGCTGGTCGAACTGGGACGAGGAACTGGTGTTTGACGGGCAAACCTATCTGCCCCAAACCATCAAACACAACGAGCTGGAGCAGGGCACGGACGGCAAAATCAACGATGTCACCTTGTCTATCGGCAACGCCGACCGGCAGGTTCAATACTACATCGAACAGTATGACCTGATTGGCAAGGTGGTACGCATCACCCAGATTTTCCTGGATGGTGACGGCGCCATTCTGGGCCACATCAACATTTCCTTTCGCATCAAGGCCGCCAAGGCCACCAAAACCCAGGCTGATTTCACCCTGTCCATCGGCCTGGACTTCCTGCAAAGCAAGGCGCCTTGCCGGCGCATGTTCTCCCGCTTCTGTGGCCACCAATTCAAGGACATCGGCTGCGGCTACCAGGGCACGGATACGGCCTGCACCAAGCTGTTCAACGATTGCGTCCGCAAGGGCAACCAGCAACGCTTTGGCGGCTTCCCGGCCATTTTGACGGAAAGGTTCTATTTCTGATGGAACTCGGCAAATACCTGGCCATTCCCTATCAATACCGGGGCAGCGCCATGGACGGCGCCGACTGCTACGGCCTGGTGGTGTTGTGGTTTCGCCATGAACTGGGCCTGGAGGTCATGGATTACAAGCGGGTGGGCGCCGACTTCAACGTGCTGCACGGACATCCCTTTGTGCTCGATTGCGCCGCCCAGGACGAGGACTTTGTGGAGTTGGCGCCGAATGCGCCCCTGCAACGCCATGACCTGTTGACCTTCTGCACGGACGGCTCCGTGACGCCCAACCATGCGGGCATCTACTTGGGGAACGGCTGTCTGCTGCACACCATGCAGCGCCATGGCTGTGTCGTCAGCCGCCTGAAGCTCTGGCAACGAATGCAGTTTGCCGCCTACCGCCACCGGAGTGTGCCATGAGACTCATTTTTATCCCGAACATCCTCAAGCGGGCCGAGCGGGAAATGCACCAGGTCGAGCATGTCCCTGGCCGCACCCTGGCCGAGTATTTTGAGCAGGTGGTGGGCCTGGACCCAGCCCAGCATGTGCCCATTGTCAGCGGCAAGGTGGTCGAATGGGATACTGTGCCCGAACCCCGCGACGAGCTGGTGTTCACCAACGACTTGAAGGGTGGCAAGGGCGGCTTTTTGAGCATGATTTTCTCGGCCATCATGATTGTGGTCGGGGTTATCACCCAACAGTATTGGTTGACCGCCGCCGGCGTGTCCATGTTGGTCGGCTCCGTAGTGGGCTTTCTCACCGGCATGTTCAGCACGCCCAAGCAGGACGGGTTTGACAACAGCCAAACCTATTCTTGGGACGGCATCCAGAACATCATCGGTGAAGGCAACATCGTCCCGGTGGTCTACGGCGAGCACCGCATGGGCGGCGTCCTGATTGAAGGTTTCGTGGACGGCGACACCAGCGACGGGGTGCAGAAAAGTACCTACCTCAACGTCTTGTGCGCCCTGTCCGAAGGACCGATTGAGAGCATCGACCGCAACAGGGTGTTCATCAACAACAAGGAAGTGAGCCTGTTTGAGGGCGTGACCCTGGATACCCGCCTGGGCGGCCTGGG